GAGCTTACCGTAGCAATGTCTACGGTTAAAACATACGATCCTGCAACGGGAAGTCTTATATCAGAAAGCATGAAAGGTATATCAGATTCATTTTGGTATATGATGATAGTAGCGTATGGGGCTGTCTCTTATCTATTTCAGAAAAGGTTCTCTAGAGGAGTTGAAGACAATCACAGCAGTGTAATAAATACTTTGATTGATACTGCATCTACTGCTATTGGGAAGATCAAAGATAAATAAAATGGGAATAGGTGACAGACTTAAGGATAATTCCTACCAACCAACTGGAAATGTTCATAGTCTTGACGGTTATGGACTTTCAAATAAGAGATGCCCTGTTCCTTTTACGGATGATCCTATAGAATACATAGAGGGGTATCTTCAATATAATCTTCGTCCTTTCCAAAGAGAGGTTGTTAAAGATCTATTTTCAGTAGATGAAAATGGAATTCCTCGGTATGACGTAGCTACTTTAATAGTCGGGATGCGTAGTGGAAAATCCTTAATAAATTCTGTTATTGCTTCATTTCTTCTTCATAGATTGTTATCTATGGAGGATCCTGCAAAAGAACTAGGTCAGGTTTCTTATTATAAGCTCTCAGGAAGCTTTATTGCTAACTCAGAACAACAGAGTAAACAAACTGCATACGCCTCATTTGAAAATATTATATCAAGTAGCCCGTGGTGGGTAAAGTATGTTGGATGGCTCAAGGATAGAGAGGTGCATGAAGGAAGAGAAACTCTCTTTATTCAAACTCAAAGAAGAATATACTTTCCTGAGAAGAACCTTGAGATATTAAGTCTTCACTCAAACTCTCAATCACTTGCAGGTTTAACTGCATTCTTTGTATCTTTTGAAGAGATATCCCGGGCAGATATTGTCAGTGGTGCTATTCAAGATCATACAGAAAAGCGATCAGCTCAGGCTGTTTATTATACAGCTTCTCGAGCAACAAAGTCTCTTTATCCTTTTAGCAAGATTGTAGTAACAACCTCTCCTATGTATGAAGATGATTTTGGTATGCAGCTTTTGTATGTATCCAAAGATTTTAAATGTGGTATAAACAAATACATAATGGATTCTTTGAGGTTGAAATACCCTAATAAGGCTTCTCGCATGATAGCCTATAATTATGCATCCTTTGAGGCTAATCCAAGAACTCCTGAGAATCCTTCTGGATTTACTGAAGAGAGTTTTCAAATGGAGAAGATATCCAATCCGACTGCAGCTATGCGGGATTTCTGGGCTATACCTCCAAATGCGCTGGCTCCATTTTTTGAATATCCTGAAAAGATTGATAGTTGCATTAATATGCATCATGTCCCTGTAGCTCTATTTGAGGATGCTTATTTTGAGGAGACATTTAATACCCTCGATAAATTTGAGATAAGACGGTATGTTGGTAAAAAGATATTTCCTCAGAAAACAGATAAATTTAAGAGATACATAATTTGTTGTGACCAGGGTGAGGTGAAAGATAGTTTTGTTGTAGCTATGGGTCATGGAGAAGAAGTAATAGTAGATGCACCTAATTCCTCTGGTGTTGTGGAAAAAGCAAAGAGATATAAAATCATTATAGATTTAGTTGAAGAATGGAAACCTAATAAGCTTGATAGAATAACGGTATCATTTCAGAACGTCGAAGAGTCTATAAGAATTTTGGGACAGAATTTCCTTGTTACTAAGGTACTTTTTGACTCTTGGAATAGTGTGGAAAGTATTCAGAGATTGTTCTCTGAAGGTTTGTACACTGAAAAAATTGGTGCTACTATGGAAATGTATGAGACTCTAAAGCTTCTTTTATATTCAGGGATGGTGGAGCTACCGAACAATCAAAAACTTATATCAGAACTTCGTCAATTGAATCGAGTTAGGACAAGTGGAGGAAGGGAAAAAACCGAACACCCTCCTTCGGGGTGTTTTACTGGCGATACTCGAATAAAACTATTAGATGGAACATCCCCTACAATAAAAGAATTATCAAATAGAGGACCAGATAAAGAATTTTGGGTATACTCTTGCTTACCTGACGGAACAATTATTCCTACAAAAGCTTATAATGCTCATAAAACTAAAGATGTAAATAAGATATGTAGAATAACTCTTGATAATAATGAGATTATAGAATGTACTCTGAACCATCTATTTATGTTGAGAAATGGAGAATATAAACAAGCACAAGATTTAAAAATAGAGGAATCCCTAATGCCTCTTTATTATGAAGTTCATACTATTAAATATAAAAAAGGCGGAAAAGGTAAATATTCTAGGGTAAAAAATAATAAATCTAAGAGATGGAACTGGGCTCATAGATATGTGTTACAATTTTTTGAAGGAAGTCTAAATAAGGATGAAATAGTCCATCATAAGAATTTCAATTCTTTAGATAACTCTCCTGATAATTTGGAAAGATTATCTAGAGAAGATCATGCATATAGACATATTATAGCTAATAAAAAAATACATTCTAAAGATAACATAAAAAAGAGAAACGAATCCTTTAAAAGGACTTATGCAAATTCTGAAGAATTACAAGAACTCTTTAGAGAAAGAGGTAAAAAGATATTTAATGACCCTTCTATTAGAAAAAAAGCTACAGATGCATGGAAATCTAAAATTAGTGAAAATAAGATACTTCAAAGATTGTCAACTTATTCTAAATCTGAAGAAGGAAGAGCTCAGTCTAAAGAAAATTTAAAGTTAATATCTAAAGAAGTCCTTGTAGATAATGCACATAAGCTTAATAATATTTATTGGAAATCTGAAAAAGGTATAGCTAGGAGGAAAGAACTAGTTAAGACTCAATTAGTAGAAATTAGAAAATCATTGATTGAACGCCAAGATAGAGAGGCTTTGGAAAAAGTAAAAGATATTATGAATTATGCTTTATGTTGGAAGCACTTTATAAAAATAGCAGGAGGATCTTCTAAGACCTGGAAAAGAAGACTTCAGAATATAAGTTTTAGAGATAATTCATTATCATTAATTGGAAAAAGTCTAGATGAGATATGTGCATTATATAGTACCTGCCGACCTGCTATTATAAGAATATTAAGAAATTTGGGAACTTACAATGAGATAGTATCTCATAATCATAAGGTTACTAAAGTCGAAATAATTGAGTTAAATAATGAAATTTCTGTATATGATATAACTGTTCCTATTTATGAAAACTTTGCATTAGAATCTGGAATTTTTGTTCACAATTCAAAAGACTCGGCTGACGCTATTGTACGGGTAGTTTGGTCGGTTTATAATGATTCTATTAATCAAGGTATGAAAGATAACTTTATCCTTCCTATTGTTCAACAGTTTTCAACTATACGCTCAGCGGGAATATACCTACAGTCTTTGAATGGGCAGGAATCTTTTGGGTATGATTCTTCAATATTTGGAACTATTTCCCCTACTGGGGATGATGTATTTGGAAAAGATTTTATTGTTAAGGGAAACGTTACTCCTAATGTTGGGAGATAATGTTCTGTGTGCCTCCAAAAAAAAATAGTAATAGGGTCTCATTTGAGGCCCTTTTTTTATTAATAATAGGTCTAATTTCCTTAATTTTAATCCATATTTCAATATTATTATAATAAAGGTATTTTATGGCTCGTTCAAGACAACAGTATTCTCCAAGTGACTTATCCTTATCATTTTCCTTATTAGTATCCTCTTCTGGGATAGCTAATGCTTATGAGGATTTTGATTTTATGGATGGATCAATAGATTATTTTGGTTTTATTATAAAGCAGTCTTTTCAATTTACTCTTATAGACAATATCGGAAAAGGGTACATTCGAGTCTGCTATAATAATCCAGGATACAATCTTACTGCCAGTATTAAGGGTTCTAAGACACTTAGTCCTGGAGATACTTTCTATGTGGAGGAGGATGTTTGGCATATCCGATTATACTATATATCTCCTTCAGCTGTAGAACTTGTCTTAAAATCAGATAAATTAGGAGGATATGGATTATGATGTTCAAAGGGGTGTCATCTTTAGATGAACTTGTTAAGATATCAGAAGATTTTGGTATAGAGAATAAGAAAGATTCTATAGCGCAAATTATCCAGATTATAGAGAATAATTATAAAAGGGGGAAACTTTACGAGATAGAAGATAAAGAAGGAATTTTGAATTCTACTTCATATGCAAAGTTGATAGAAGAACTAGAAAAAGTATACAAGGATCCCTCCGAAGAAAATATAAAACAACTATCTAAAGAGCTGAACTTAACTAATGAGGCTAATCAGTCTTTTAAAGATATTTTATTTAAAGGAGAAGGAAATGCAGAAAATGTGGCTAATCTTTTGGCATCTGATATAATAGATTTAAGTGATTCCAAAGGAGAGGGAGATGTTTCAGAGAGAAATCTTGGAAAATCTGTAGAATGGCCTCATCCTGTTATTGAAGGAACTCTTCATGACGCTTGGATAAAATTGGCAGAGGATAAGAGAGTTCCTATCCTTGAAAAGTTAATAGAGTTCTTCAAAAAGAATCCTGCTCCTGATGATGATGAAATCCATTCCTTTGCTGAAGATAGCAATATAGATCCACATGAACTTGAAGAAGAAATTTATAGTCTTGTAGGAGCTCTTCTTGGAAAAGGAAGATCAAACCTTCCTAAGAATAAAGATAAAGATTTTAATGAGGATCAGACAGAAAAGGGTATTGATGTAGAGCAAGAGCATTTCGAAGGTGCTAATCTTCCTCAAAAGATAATAGATCTATTGGCAGAAAAAATTAATAATGATCATCTTTCTGAAGGAGAGGGCTTTAATAAAGAATATTACGATTCCCTTTTAGACATGGAAGACGAACTTAAAAAGTAATGATTCCTTTTAGAATAAATACAATTGATGAACTTCTAATAGCTACTACGGAAGAAGGAATATTTAAAGAATTGAGCATACCTTACATAGAACCTCAGGAGCGATAGACATGCTGGATGAAATAATTAATAATATTGATAGGTTAGAAAGATTTGTAGAAAGTATTCCTCAAAAAGATGAAGGAAGACCTCACTTTATTGAAACATATCGTCAATGGATACATGATGTTAAAGAGCATGCTTTAAGTTTGAAAGAACTTGATACTGAGAAACTAGATAATGATGAGAAAGAATCTCTTCGTACAGATATTGAAATGATATTGAGTGAAATACGTGGGATAAAAAACCATATTTTTAATACTATTAAAGAACTTATTCCCATAGGAAGAAAAGATGAGGACCTAACTGAGCTCAAGGAAATGTTAAATCTTATGACAGAGATAAAAGATGAAACAGCAGAATCCTTTATAGAGAAGGTGAGTAGTCATAATCCAGATTTAATGTCTTCTATAGATTATGTTTTAAGGACTGCTGATCTAAAAGATATTGAGAAAGATCATAAACAATTTATCCATAAACTTTGGGATGGAACAAAAGTATTCTTGGTAGAAGGTGATTGGGTTCGTGATAACATGAACGACGAATTCATTGGTGGAGGTCACGGATTTCAGGATGATTATATTCCAGAGGATGAGATATGGTCTGAGATTGTTAAGGATCCTGTAGATAATAAAGAAATACTTATTCATGAAATAATAGAGTACATATTTATGAAATATTTTCATAAAGATTATGATGACTCTCATGAGGTAGCCAATAGTGTGGAAGATACCATAAGAAGACTACCCGATAAACCAGGAGCTCCAGTTCCTCTTACCTTATATGAAGAAAGAAAAGAAGAGGGAGGTAATGATGATGAACCTGGAAATAGTATGAATACTGGAATAGAGACTCTTCAAAAAGAAGGTTCCTTTAATAAAGTTAGTTATATTGTTCACATGAAAGGACATAAGAACAGTCGTGGTGAATCGTCCCCTTACGTAATTAAATCCCATGAGACTGGTAAGATATTATCTTCTCATAAAACAAAGGATGAAGCTAAAAAGCATTTACAACAAATGCATATTCACAAAGGAGAAATTATTATGGAATTTAAAAATGTTAAAAGTATTGAGGAGTTAATAAGAGTCAAAGAAGCTGTTCCTCAAGATTTAGCTGAAGAATTTAATGAAAGCATGACAGCACCAAATCCAAAGTATAACACAAGTTTCTTAGGTACAAAGCCTGCTCGACAGAAAATTTTTCCATCAGAACGTATTTGGGGTCTCCTTGCAGAAATAATTCAACTTGTAGATGATATAAAAGAGTCTGGCATGGTTAGTGACGAATCTATAAAAATTATAGAAGAGTGCCAGACTAGGTTGTGGAGTTTACCGGAAGTACAAGAGACTGCACCAAGGCCTACTAAATAAGATATCTTCTTATTTAGATATAGGTAAGATGTGTACTGATTGGATAGCAATGAGCGAAGAAAAAGGAACCAATACTTCTCAGGAATGGGCCGGTAAGAATATAAACAAAAGATGGAAATTTAACGAAGATCAAGAATATCTTATATACGATATCTTAGATAATATTTGGGATAATTAAAAATGAAATATAAAATTTTTGTAGATCTTGATGGGGTTCTTTCTTTCTTTGATAAACAATTCAAAAAGTTTACAGGAGAGGATCCTGATTCCTATAAAGAAAAGCATGGATCAAAAGCATTTTGGGATGTGACAAAACAAGATAAGTTTTGGGAAAGTATGGAATGGGTTCCTGGTGGTAAACAACTGTGGAACTTCGTTAAGGATTATAATCCTGCTATTCTCTCACGGCCTGGTGGAGATATTGAGAAATGCAAAGAGCAAAAGAGGAACTGGGCAAAGCGTGAACTGGGGGATTATAAAGTTATATTTTCCCATCATAAAGAAAAGTATGCTTCTAAGGATGCCATACTGATAGATGATATGAAGGAAAATATTGAAGCATGGAAGAAGGCCGGTGGTATAGGCATTCTTCATACCTCCGGATCTTCTACTATTAAACAACTTAAAAAACTCTTAAAGGATACTGAAAAAGAAGCTTCGTTTCGAGGCATAGCATCAATAGATGAACTTTTATCTTTACCAGAGGGAAAATAATATGGAAGATTTGGTTGGATCTTCAAAGACAAATATAGAAAATAAAAGGGATTTGATAAAATAGATGATCCAGGAATTAGTTAATTTACTTCAAAGATATCGGAAGGATTATTACGAAGGTAAAGCTACAATATCCGATAAAGAATTTGATAAACTGGAGCAGGAGCTTCGTCGCCTCGATCCAGATAATGCCTATTTTAAGCAGGTAGGAGCTCCTGTTACAGGTCCTGATAAAGTATTACATAGGCCTCGCATGCTTTCTCTTAATAATACCAGAGAAGAAGGAGATATGCTTAAATGGTCTCGTAAGTACTTCCCGGGAGAAAATTTAGACATTATATCTCAGCCTAAAGTGGATGGAGTTTCTATTTCCATTGTGTATAGAAACAGTACTATAGAATCTATATCAACCAGAGGTGATGGAACTATAGGACGAGATGTTACCTATGCAAAAGATTATATAAAGGATATTCCAGGAAGTATTCCTATTGATAAACCAATAGATATTCGTGGTGAAGCATACCTGGAAAAAGGAACAAAGCTGGATAAAGGTAAGTCTTTACGAAACATGGCTGCAGGTCTTCTTAATAGAAAGGAAGGGAGAGAATATCTTTCTCATCTTAGATTTGTTGCTTATGATATAATAGGTATGCCTGATATAAGATCAGAGGAAGAAAAGATACGAGTTCTTAGAACCATAATGCCAAATGTAATATCCTATGAGAAGATACAATCGACTGGAGATATTCAAATTGCATATCAACAATACGTATCTCAGAAAAGAAATGAACTTCCTTATGAAATAGATGGTGTTGTGTACAGGATAAATAAGATAGAAGATCAGAATAAACTTGAACGTGAAACAAGACATCATCCTAATTTTATGATGGCATATAAATTCGTAGCGGAAGCAAAGAATACTAAACTCATACGAGTAGATTGGAGGCAGGGTAGAACTGGAAAGATAACTCCAATAGCTATATTTCAGCCTATTCAATTTGATGGAGTTACTGTTCAGAAGGCTTCATTAGGGAGCAGGAGAAAGTTTGAGTTACTCAGACTTGAGCCTGGAGATATTATATCTGTCAGTAGAAAAAATGGTGTAATCCCGTTTGTGGAATCTAACGTCTCCAAGAATATAATAAATAGATAGAGAGGATTATTATGAATAAGGAAGCAGCACGTACTCCTGGTCAATGGATATCTTATCTTAAAAGCAAGGGAGCTCCTAAAAAGCTCATAAATCAAATAAAGGGTATTGAGCAGAGTGGTAAAGATTATGATAAATCCAAAGAATACATAATGAGAACTATTGTGGATAAGATACCGGCTCGTTATCTCGATAAACCTAGTAAGGTTCATGGTCCTGGAAAGTCAGGTCCTTTGGCCGAGAAAAGAAAGAAGTCAAGTTTTTCCTTTGATAAAAGTTCCCAGGAATATATCTCTTTAGAATCTCTAATAAAAAAGATCGCTGAAGTTTCTCATATAGACCAGGTGGAAGAAATACATGTTTCTCTTACCAAGGGGGAGGGTATGATGAAATTTAAGATTGCTGGTGAAGTCTATCCTGCAGACCATATTATTCATAAGTTTCGTGATCCTGAGTCACCTGTATGGAATAAAATATACCTGAAAAAGGATAAAGGCGAAGATGTTGAAGAAGATATTGAAGAAGTATCAAAAGAGACTATGATTCCTTCTTATAAGATAAAAGAGTTTCTTGAAGAGTCCAGAAAGCAGGACATTTGATGGGGAATCGACCCCTGCGAAATTAAAGTACCCTAAATATATATAAGGAGATAGTTATGGAATGTATTATTTTAACAGGGGCTACCGCATCAGTCCTGCAATCTACAATTAATGCTTGGTTATCGGAACAAGATGGAGAAGTTACTCTTAAATATGTATCTATGTCTGAGGGTACTGTTGGATCTACCGCTATGAAAGTTATAATATTTTATGAGATTGGGGTGCATGCAGCACGAAGTTAATAACGATATTTTTAGTCAGTATTGTGTAATCCCTAGACCCCTAACGAATTTTGTTAGGGGTTTTTTAATGGGTAATTTTGTAAAATATGTCAGTAAATATTAATGATTAAACTTAAAAACAGGGTTATTCCAGACATTATTACTATGATAGGAACATGAGTAAAAGTATACATTCCCCGGTAGATGGGGTAGTACTATTATTTGTACGTAGGAGGAGGGATGTATAAAATATTTGGCATTATCGGTAACAGTGTTCTAAACCCCTCCTCTACTAAATCATCTTTTTATTTTTTAGGTATATACATATGAATCAAAGAAATCCTTTTTCAATGAGATCACAATCACTGAGAAATACTTCTCTTCAGGAAGATTACCTTGTTGATCAACCTATTCAAAATGATTCTGAACGTCTTAGAGTAGTTGCAGAAGATGAAAATAATTCTTATACTCCAACGCAACCTAAAACTCGAGAGAATGAGCTTCTTATTGAACTTGCATTTGAAAGAAAGAAATATGCTGAATCCGAATTATCCTTATTGAATCAGAAAGTAAGTTTTGTTCAGATTGTTATACAGAACTTTGAATTAAAGATACAGCAACTTAAACGGGATATGATTACATATAATAATGACATTGTTATAAAAAAGGATGAGATTGGAAGACTATCTAAAGAATATGAAGATAGAAAAAAATTAAGTGGAACGCTAAGTAAAAACTAAGTATGTTTAATAGAACGGGCGGCAATGTTTATAAAGACGCAATCAGCAAAGATAATATTAAATCGAAGATCCGCAGCATCGTCTCCGACGATGGTTGTTTGGTATAGTGAAATTTTTGATGTAACAGGGGAGGTACTAACTACTAGGAAGGTCGTACTATCAGTTACTCCAGTAAGTGGTAGTGAACTTATACTACTTAATGGATTGGTTTTATATAAGAATATAGATTGGGATTACACAATTAATGGAAATGAAATTATACTTACAAATGATCTTGAGCTGACATTGGGAGACACTATACGAGCTCAATATCAAGCTTAGTCAAAAAAATTAAATGAGATAAGATTAACCCAATATATGAAGTTTTATAATTGTTTGAACAATTTTACTTCTTAAAGGGAGAAATAATATGAGTACAACAAAAATTCGTGGCAATACTCAGATCATGGATTTCACCATAGATCTGGATCGTTTACAAGTAGGATTTATTGGGACAAGTACAGGAGACTGGGATATAACAAATGGTGCTCAGGATGCATTAATTACTGGAATAAAGCTTCAGCCTATTAATGATTCTGACGTTTCCTCCAAATGGTATGTGGATCAAAAAGCTCTGTATGCAACTGAGTGGAAAGCATCAGTTCAGTTTGCAACATCAACTGGTGGTGTTGGTACTTATAGTCCTACAGGAGGTGTGGGGGGAACCGGCGCATTTACCAGTGTGGATTTAACAGCAACAGGTCCTTTTGATTTTGGTAGCCATACTGTTCTGGTTGGTGATAGAGTTCTTGTTAAAAACCAGGCTGATGCCAAGCAAAATGGTATTTACACTGTAACCTCAACAGGTGCTACTGGCGGTCTTGAGCGAGCATTAGATCAAGATGGTGCTCCAAGTGCAGAAGTTTCTATTGGTAATGCTACTTATGTTGAAAATGTAACTAGCGGATCTACAGGAACCCATTGGGTAGTTGTCAAACCTGCAGGATATGATGGTTCCGGTGTTCTTACACTTAACGTGGATAACATTGATTGGACTCAGTTTTCTGGTATTGGTACATATACAGCAGGGGATGGTATCGATATTTCTGGTACTACGATATCTGTAGATGTAACTGATATCATCGATACTGCTGCTGGTTTAACAGAGAGTCTTAATAACATTCAAGTTAATCTCGATCCTACGGGTGGTCTTGGTTTTAATAGCGGGGCTATTCAAATAACCTCGGCTGGTATTAAAGATTATATGGTAGATTGGGGAACATCGACAGGTCAAGTATCCGCCGGTGATATACCAATCGCTGATGCTGGTGGTTATTTTGCAATAGATGATGTTGAGTCTGCACTACAACAGTTAGGTTCAACTATGGCTGCAAGCTATGCATTTGGTACTTTTGTACCTACTGCTGGTACAAGTATAGTTGCAGAGATTGGTGCTGATACAGCAACTCTTACAGCATCTGATGGGGCTATAACAATCACAGGTACTGCTCTTACGGACACTCTCGACTTCACGATTACCTCAAGTGGTATTCAGGACTACATGATCGCATGGGGTACTTCAACAGGTCAAGTAAGTGCTGGTGATATGCCCATAGTAGATGCTGGTAACTACTTTGCGATAGACAATGTTGAAGATGCGTTGCAGCAATTAGGTAGCGGAGCAGTTGGTGTATTTTCATTCAATACGATCAGTACACCTTCTGGAACAAGCCCTGTTGCAGATAGTACAGCTGATACTCTTACTTTGCTGAGTGGTGGGCCTATAACTATTACAGGTAGTTCTGTTGCCGACAGTGTTACTTTCGACATAGGTGCAGATGGTATAAAAGATTCCCACATCGATTGGGGTACATCTACTGGTCAAGTATCTGCAGGAGATGTTCCTATTCTTGATGCTGGTAATTATTTTACTTCAACGGGTGTTGAAGGTGCATTGCAAGAATTAGCAGCAGCTACTCCAGGTATTGGATTTACAGAAGTATTTGGAGAACTTCCAACTCTTAATACTGGTGCAGAAACAGCAACGCTTGCGTTTACACCTATTAATGGTACAGAGCTTGTGTATCTTAATGGTGTTCGTCAGATCCGTGGAATAAGTTATGACTATACTATTGGTACAAATGTTATAACTTTTAACTCTCCAGGTCTGCAACCAAACGATATCGTTCTTGTTGATTACAGACACTTATAGAACTAATTATAGTAGCCGTGGGACGAATAACCACGGCTACTATTATATTTTAGATAGATGAGAGAATATGAATGGCAAGAACAGGTATAACAGGAGAACAGGTTCAGGATGGGACACTTACTGGAGAAGACGTAGGAGATGGTACTCTCTATCGTCAGGATCTTAACGTCACTTCAACAGGAAAAGCCGTTGTTCGAAAAGTTACGACCAGTTCAGGTTTAGTTATTTCTTATACAGGAGTTGATGCTGGAACTGGAGATGTTATTATAGCTATTAGTACTAGTGAGGTACTTACTGATATAACACATAGATTACTAGATCAACTTGTACATGATATTGCAGAGACTTCTTATTATGAAATAATTAGGAGTGGTGTTAAAATAACTTCTGAAATTTGGTGGACTGATTCTGGAAAGACTAAGAAGATTAGAAGCATTGATTATACATATACGGGAAACAAAGTAACACAATCTATTACGAAACAATATAATACCTTAGGAAATATTTGTGAGACGCTTACTGAAAGTTATACTTACATCGGTTCAAATATAGTTAGTATACATTCTACATTAAGTTGAGGAATAATACCATGTCAAGACCTACTAATCTAAACAAACCTCTATTCATATCTGCTACAAAATCAGATGGAGAAACTGCCACTTTTAATTTTTTAGATGGATCCGTTTCTTATTTTGGAAATCCCATCAAGCGATCTATTTATCATCTTCTTGTAGATAACCTTGGAGTAGGGGATGTGAGAATGTCTATTAGATCAGGATTGGATCTTTCATCCAGCATAACCGGAGCAAAGACAATAAAAGCAGGTCAAAGCATCTACATTAATGATGATATAGATTATCTTGACATATATTTTCTGACAAGTTCTACAGTAGAACTTGCTATAATTGTTAGCGATACAGAAGCAGAGGAATAAATATTATGAATAGAATGCAGTCCGGAAGACTAGGATTAAGCCCTATTATTTCTATCACTTCTACTGGCTCAGCTCTAGTATCAAGTGTATTTAGTAGAATAGGAGATATAAATTCAGAATTCGGAGATTACAGTGCTTCTGAAATAACGAATGATTCTGTAGTTTCGGGTTCTACTGTAAAGGATGCTCTCAATAATTTAAGTATTTACTCTCCAACAGGTGCAGTTTATGCAGAACAAGGTTCACCTGAAAAAACAATATATATTACATCTTCTGGCATTATTAAACTCGGTGACAACTTAGGCGGATCAAATTATACTCAAATAGATGCGGATGGAACTCTTGTTTTAAATGGAACTGCAACTACATTTGAGGATCTAAGAATAGACGCTGCATTAGCAAGACCTGGAGTTGTAGCTCCTACGGACGAGGTTGGTTTTAGGGGAAGTTCTAATTTCTATGCAAGAAACTTTGTTAATACTCAAGCAGACGAGATACAGTTTCAAGTACAGATGCCTCATGGTTGGAGAGTTGGTTCAGGAATGTATCCACACGTACACTTCTCGCCTTGGACTACTACAGGTACGGGAAACTTTGCTGTTCAATTTATACTAGAATATTATATAGCAAACTTTGATACTCAGTTTCCTACTCCACCCAGTACTTATACTATGACATATACTTGGAGTAATACGGACAAACGTTGGTATCATTGCATAGCTTCTAATATCACACCAATATCGATGACTGGAAAAGAAATGTCTTGTGTGCTTAAATGTAGGTTGTATCGAGACAACACTGTTGCAAATAATTATGCAGAAAGAGTAACTCTTCTTTATTTTGATATTCACTATGAAGTGGATATGCTTGGATCTCATCAACAGTATATAAAATAAAGGGTAAGCCATGAATGTTGCTACTGTACTAAATCCTATTCTGATACAATCCAGTACTGGTAATATTCTACAGATTACCAGTACAGGTTCCTTACATCTTCCTGTGGGAGCATCTACATCTGCAAATCAAGATACTACTAATTCTAAAATAGATACTATAAACAGTTCCACTGGTTTATTAGTTTCTCGACTTACTACGATTGATACTGACATTAAAGCAGCACAACCTCGTAAATTACAGGATGGCTCTGGCAATGCAATAACTTCCTCTGCTGCTGGATCAACAAGACCTTTGGATATTTCTATTAGAGATGCCTCTGGAAATTTAAAAGATCCAACTCAGATACGAACTTTAACGACAGCCGACAACGTAACAGCGACTATTTCAGGAACACCTAATGTTAAAATAACATCTAGCGGTATTATCCTTGTATCTCAATCAGGTACTTGGACTCTTGATTCTAATGGTCCTGTAACTCCAGGAACTGTTGCAGCTAAATCATCCCTTATTGGAGGTCAGTATAATAGTACATTACCAACATTAACCACAGGTCAACAAGCTGCTATACAAGTAGATTCAAACGGAAGGATTATATTAAGTTCAACGGGAATTACTTCGGTTAATCAAGGTAGTCCTAATACAAATACAAATGGCTGGCCCGTAAAAGTTACGAATGGAACTACCGTTGTAGGTGTAAGTACAAATGCAGAAATACGTTCTTCAGATACAGTAAATAATGGTGGGGTAAACGGTTCTATTACTGTAGGAACATCTGCTGTCGAAGCTAAAGTTGGAGCATCAAAATTAACTAATAGAAAACTTTTAACCATATTTCACAATGGTAGTGGTACTTTATATTGGGGATATTCAAATGCGGTTACTACAGCAAATGGTACTCAGATATTTAAAAATACCATGCTGGCTCTCCCTGTTGGAGATGGAACAAGTATCTGGTTGATATCTGGTACTGCTGGACAAGATGTTCGTGTTACGGAAGGTGCTTGATGATTAAACCTTATGTAACATCTGTTGCGGATGCAATGCCATTTGATCCTGCTGCACCGTCTACCATACCTACAAGTACAGGATATAACTTAAGTTGGAATAAGCTATCTCAAGTATGGGAAGTAACTTCAAAAGCAAGAGCACAGCAACAAATATGGGTTCCTGAATTTATAACGGCTACGAGTAGTGGTATCCATTACTTAGATACAGCATGCCACTCCGGTTTGATTATATCTGGAATGGAATCAAATTTTTCTATATATCTTCCAGATGCTACAGCATTGGAACTCGGAAATAAATATGAGATTTACAATACAACTCCTTATACTATAGCTATTTATGACAAAAGTGGCTATCTTTTATTTTCTCTCGGTCAAAGTTCTATAGCGTACATTTATCTAAAGAGCAACACAACACTTGCAGGTACATGGATAAGCTGGCAGATATTACAAACAACACCTACAGCAAGTGGTATAATAAACTATAAGATCACATCGAGTACCCCTTTTAGTACTACGTCAGCAAGTGACGTAATCATTACGGGATTTACAGTGACTCCTGAAACAGGAACATATGCGGTGTGGGTTTCTGCGGATGCAGTTCTTTCAGCTAACAACTCCTTAGAAACATTTACCGTATATAGAAACGCATCTGCTATTACAGATTCGAAAAGAATAACACAGGGTTCTTCATCGAATTTCAAAACAAGTAATTCAACATTAACTACTGCTACCTTTAATGGTCTGCAAGCATGTAATATATATGTATCCATTTCAAGTGGTACTTTGTCAATAGGTCAAAGGACATTATTATTAATAAGATTAGGAACATAACAATGACAACTTATACTTATACAAAAACTCCTGTTAATATAGACAGACTTACTCTTGAGATACATGAGAGTACTATAACTATAATACTTGATCATATTGATCTTCTTGGTAGTGAGCTAAGCATATTTTTTAAAGCCAATCTTTCGAATGATGAGAAAACAACTCTTGATACCATTGTAGCTAACCATTCTGGTGAGCCTATACCAGATACCTATGTACAGAAAGTTGATGTTACAAATATCATGAACAATATACAAGTTGGTAGTTGGGAAAATTTCAAAAGTATCGCTGTTAAAAAGGGGCAATTATCTCTTTTGCAATATGAAGCAACAAGTGATTACTATAGAATATTTTTTGTGGAAGGTGGAATACTTCTATGGGAATATATAATGTCAACAGGTTCTCTAGATGAGATAACCGATTTTTTAACAAATTATATACATAATTGTAATAGGGAAGTAGAACCTAGTACATTTAAGAATATAAAATTTATTGATATTTCTTCATCTACAACAAAATCATTATGGATTCCTGTATCTGATAAAATATTATTATTATATGGAATAGAAATATTTGGATATTGTAATGCAACTGCACAATCACCCTTCGTGTTAAAAATAGAAATAAAGATAAACAATGAGTGGAAAACATTATGTGGTGTAAAATCTATCTCAAATAGAGAATTCACTCAATCCTATAGTTATGGAAATGAATTAAAATCGGATAAAGGAGATGGTACTGCTCCTGTTTTAAGAGTAACAGTACAAAGTTCAGATAGTTTGGATTTTACAATATCTACTATTGGTATTGAATTTTAATTTTAGTGAGGCTATGTTATGCAACAAATAACTGTTCTACTACAAAACAATATAAAAACGGTAATGACTTCTTTAGCCACTATGCAAAGAGAATGTAAAAGCGTTTATGATACCTATTGGAAAACTATGGCAAATACTACGGTAGCAGGACTTTCTACTGATGCCACACCAGCCACAGTTTCAAGTAAATTTACAAAAAAGAATTACATTGATGCCATTACATTGAGTGAGAATTTAAATAAATTTTTTCAAAATTCTCTTGTGACAACAGGTGACTATTTTCAAACTGCAGTTAATGCAAAGTATGGGAATGCTGTACTAGGAAGTGCAATAGATGTACCTACCGAATCAATTGGAGATAGATTAAAGCAGTTGTGTTTAGATTGTATAGAAATATACAGACAATCCCAGAATGCTTTAGAGTTATATTTTGATAATGAGGTTGGGGATATCGTTGCTGTTTTAGATTCCCAAAGAATTGTATATGGTAGTGAAATGATTGTATCTGAACTATCTTCTGCAATAACACTTTTACAACAATTCAATAACTTTATGAGTAATAGTGCAGTTACTACTGGAGATTATGGTTCTACTATTTCCGTATGGAATAGATTGGATGAAATATAGTAATTTTGAATAGGAGAAATAAATTTCTTTGTTCTGAGGGGAATCGAACCCTATGGGTGATATAAAGTATATCGACGTGCATAGGATTTCCCATAGGAAAAAGAAGTCCAACATAACACTTACAGTTGATAAGATAATAGATTTTTCTGTTGATTATACACTATTGCTTCAAAGTGAAGCAGATGATGATAATATAAAAAATGCAATAAAACTTTGTATAAACCGATACAAAGAAGATTATGACACCGTTACAATTATATTTTAGCAGAAGGAATATTAATGATAGAAGGGATTGAGATTAAGTATCCAGCAATATTTCTTGTGAGGTGTGGAAGAACAAAATTCAATAGTGGTGAAGAAGGATCACAGGAAAAAATACTAGGATGGAAAGATATTCCTTTAAGTACTCTAGGTAAAGAGGATTCCAAAATAATAGCCAATAAGTTTATAGATATTCCAGTACATAGAATTTATTCATCTGATCTTTCCCGGGCAAGGGGTACTGCAAAAGAAGTCTCACGACTAACAGGATCATCTTTCGTAACTCTTAAAGGTTTAAGGACCTGGAACCTGGGAGATAGTCAAGGAACTTTACGTTTTACAGTATTAGAGCTATTAAAAGAGTATATTCAAAGATATGTGTATAAATCATTTAGATGTGAAGAAAGCTTTGATAATTTCAAGGAGAGATCAATTAATACCTTTAATACTATTCTAGATGAATTTGAAAAGGATAGCAAGAACATAGTAGTTATTACACACTATCGATTTATAAAGATGATTCAAGCATGGGTTAGTGCGGGATCAGTAGAGTATGAAATAGATGTTAATATATTTATGGAGGATGATGTTCCTCCTGGAAATATAATGATGATAACATTAGATAAATAATTAGTTATTATATTTCATGTGTGTGTTCTTCTGTAATATTATATTCAAGAGTACATTTTAATTCTGCTATTCGTTCATGAAGGAACCCTATATACTTTTCCATTTTATATCTATCATGAAAAGAGTATCGTATTATTTCTCCTCCTATGATAGCATCAATAATATAGTATTTATAATTAAATACAACGGAGTTACAATCATTAGTCATTCTTTCTTTTTTTGTTTACCGGCTATCTTTTTACTAATAGCGTGAGCTGCTGCAAGAGCTCCAGCAAGAGCATTGGTATCAATATCACTTTCATTTTTTATATCTACTACTTTTATTTCAGGAAACAATTCTATTCTTTTACCTTGTCTGTTTAAAAGAACGACAATAATGATATAAGGAACTACAATAATAATAAATATCAAAGCAGCTCCTACCCAGATAAGTGCTTTTTTTATTTTGTCTGTCATAAGTATCTCCTATAAAAATATGATAAGTGTTACGATAAGTATGATAAGGGTTGCTCCAGCAACACCTCCGAATACTCCTGCCATTATCTTAATTTGATCACAGGTAAATGTATTATTATCTTTTCTTTCAAGACTGATTTGAAGCTTTATCTTTTTAAGTTCACTTCCATCTTCATTTGTCCATATGATATAAGCATCTGTCACATACTTCTGGCCAATTTCTATTCTCCAGGGGCTGTCTGTTAATTGAACCTTAACCCTTTTCTTTTGTTCAGCAGTAAGTTCTTTAAGATGTTCCTTAGCGGATTCTTGAATGAGTTCATAATCAGACCATTTCATAGAACCGACATATTCATTTTTATAGTAGAGATCTAATTCTTCTCCTTTCTTTACCTTTCCTTTAGAGGTATCTTTTATATTCTTTGAAGAGGATGCTTTTATATTAAAGGTCTTATTAAGAACGACAGGCTTGAGAGATGCACATCCCAAGCCTGCCATTATACAAATAGAAAGTAGACATAGTAATTGTGTCATCGTTTCTTTTTACCTTCCTTTTTAAATTCCTCAAGAGTAGAACTTATACCTTTCAGAAGTATTTGAAGATTGTGATGCATTACAGTGGAACCTTTAACTTTTATATTTTTTATATATTCTTTATACATTTCGAAGTGTTCTTTGGGAAGGCGAATAACAATATTAAGTTCTTCTTTACCTTTCATATTCATGTGAGACCTCCTGTTATACATACATTATTACTTGTTATTGTCAAATACATTTCCGAATCATCTGGATTAAGTGCTACAGT